TGGATACACCTAGTTAGGGGTAGCTGGGGTATCCAAGGGGGTGTCAAGAATTTCCTACTTTCTTTCTTGACACCCCCAACCATTTGTGAGATAATGTATCAGGAGAATAAATGAATAGAGGAATGACTGATGAGGAAAAGGTTGCGGTAAAGATAGGAAACTTACTAGCAGACCAACGGCTCAACTTAGACAGAATTGGTTCTTATGTCGCAAGGACAGAGCCAAGCACAAATTACAGACGACTAATGGTTGTAGCGGAATCCGCAGACCAAGAATGGGAAGAACGAAATGGCAGACACAACGGACTTTAGAAGCAAGGCAGAGATACTAGCAGAACTTTGGATGGACTATCGTGATGACGAAGGGTTCAAGGACTTTATCGAATACAACGACTTGGGACTACCACTTGCCTATGCTGTTGCTAATGGCATTGTAGATAGCAACGAAATGGTTGAGAGGTTTGTAGACGAAACATTTCGTGTTCTCCTAGCAGCGACAGGTATTGAGGACACTGGCTATGACAACCTACAAGACTTGCTAGAGCAAGCACCAGAGGCTCCTCAAGAATAATCTAAATAGTCTTCCTGCCAGGAGTGATCCTGGTGGGGAGGCCTCGGGGCGTTATGAAATTGTTACCAAACCTTATTGACAAACCTATTACGATGATGTATAATATTTCCCCAAAATAAGATTAAGAACGATGTCTAAAAAATCCCTGAAACTTTGTACAAATAACATTACGATGAAAGCTAAAAAATCGCTGAAAGTTTTATCATACATTGGTTTGGGGTACTTAGGTAAACCTAACCTATTCAAACCTTAGTATCTCTGTTATACTATATATATGAGTCCTAGAGGTTTTTATCAGAGAGAGAGTATTCATCCTCATTTTACTAGTGATGAATATATACAGTCAGATGCGTATAAGAATGATCTGGCTACTATGGATAAGATAGAGAAGAAAGCTGAGGCTATTCTTACATACCCTGGCAAATTGGCTAAGAGGGTTTGGTACTGGTTCCTGATCCAGGTGGGGTATCTAAAAGACATAGACAAAAACCCCTATATATAATAAACAAACCTTTCTTTAAATAATAAAGAATATCCCCTATATAAGTATAAATAACATAAAGGTTTATGCTTATTTTTCCTGATAATCATATGCCCTGATAGCCTGGTTTGGAGCTATAAAGTATATAACGGTTTGATAAATATGCTGGTTTGGGCTTGACAATTGAATGGTTTGGGGATATAATGGTTTGAGAAAGATTACGGTTACGATAGAGCAGACGCTCCGTTACCTACTCCACATCTCTCCACTTTACTCCACTATCCAAACCAACACATCCAGTAAGATGTATTTCTCTTAAATCAGACATAAACACACCTCTCAGAAGCCCTGTATGCCATTCTGACGGGGTATTAGATTAATCTGGAAATGGGCTATGGGGATATCTCCAAAGGCCTCTAATGCTCTCTGATCCACAAACCAATAGCAGCTCCTATCAGGGATATTATGGCTATCAGGATTATAGTTTCCATATAGGTTTCTTTCTATAGTTATTTATATAGGGGATTATGATGCTTGATCTTTATTCCCCGAAAATTTTTTAATCATACGTTCTGTCTCAGCATCAAACTTAGACTGCTCTCTTTCTTGACGCTGGACCTTTCTTTCTAAAGATCCGTTAGCGAAATCTATCCTACGTTTATTAGTCTTGTTTCCTCTGACAAACTTCTTCTTCATGGTCTCTTGAGATACTCCAATAGGATATCCAGGTTAGGACCTAAGTCGCTCTCATCTTTGATCTTAGCGTCATGCTGATTGATACAGGTATAGACAACCTTGTCTGATACCTCCATCATCATAAGAAATCCACATACAGGACAGTGTTGTTTACTTACCATTAAACCATTCCATTAGTTCTGGGTTATCTCTCATTAGCATTAAGAAACTGTTTTCGTATACCCCGATAAAGAAGTGCTCCCACTCTTCAAAGTCAGCCTTCTTCTTAGGCATGCCGTTCTCAAAGATCATACGCATAGCATGGAGAATCTCATGCATTAGCGTAACCTGTTGTTTACTTAGACTAAGGTCTTTAGCAATTACAATTAGGTTACCTTGGTCTAGGGTATAGCCATAATTGGTACCGCCTAGGGTGCCATCAGAAAGCGAGTCTCTAAACTCAATCTTAAAGGTCTGCGGACCTATCTTAACTTGCTTGGGCTGCATTTCTCTCCTCATGTGTTACCCAGTAGTACTGACACTTATCACAACAAGGGTTAGCCTTATCGTTTACAAACCTGTCATAGTATTCTGGGTCTTTGCGATATAGATTTGCTCTATGTGATTCAGTTAGTCTATCTACCTTTGCCCCGTCAGAATACCATGCTGGCATCTTGTTTCTCCAGGATCCAGACTTACTTGCTTTAAGGATTAGAATATTGTGTAGGTTCTTGTCAGTTTTAATACCTCGCACATCTGCCTCCTTAACCATAGCAAGTACATAGTTAAGCAGAGTTAGCTCAGCATTCTTCCACATCAGCACGGCAGGATGGTTACGCCAAGCAGCAAATGGATCGTCAGTACTAAGCACTTTAAGAATTTGGTAGCCCTCTAGAATTTGTTTATTTAAACGACGATTATCTAGCACCTGTGCAGACTTGGAAAAGCTTTTGTATGGTAGGAAGGTTTGCATTACTTCTTCCTTGCTAGAAGCCACCATACAAATAGGATGCCAAAGGCAATGTAATAAGCCCAGGCAGAGCCCAGGATGCTTCTCATAAATTCGTCCACGTTTTCCTTAAATGAAAGATATTATTTGTTTAATGAAAGTATACAGGGAATGCTAGAGAATGTCAAGCACTTGTGCTTGGAGTGGTCTCTTATTTACCGCCGAACTTTTCGCCCGAACTTAATCTAGCAAATCGCCCTTAGACCTTGGCACAAGCTCTATAGGTTCCTTGTCTGTACGCCAAACCTCTACACCAAAGTATAGATTTAGGATGTTGATTGTAATTGATCTGTCATAGAAGTTAATGTCAAGTCCGATACCCCAGGACTCCCTGGTTCCAGCATAAAAAACAACCTTATCAAAGATTTCTATCTGGCCACCAGTACCCCAATAATACTTTTGTACCTTAATCCATTTACTCACCGTTACTCCTATCTCTAAATTTCTGTGGTGGGTGCTGTTCAAAGGCTGCCTTTAGCTTTGCCCTAATTCTTTCTTCTTCCTCTGGAGATCTAACGTATGGTTCAATCTTAATATCTAGGTCTGGGTATTCTTCTAGAATCCTAGTACGAGACTTACCTATGTCATGCCCTGCTGCTTCATGCTCATCAAGATGTGCAAGCATGTCACGAGGAGTCTCGTGGTCCCAATCGTCCCCCATAATGCATCCACAGCACTGTATAAATCCACCTACATGTTCAAATACATAAACATCTGATGTGCTAAATCTTTCAAAGCTCATCTTCGTCCCAGTCTTCTTCCTCGTAAATAATGTATCCACTCATACCGCCAGTAGAGTCTAAGGCTTCTTTTTCAGTTTCATATTGTCCAACAGGAACAAAAGAGCAACAGCCACATCCAGGATCTACCACCTCTACAATCCAGCTCATTATGCCTCATTCAATATATTAATCATACGCTCATACTCTTCTACACTGCCCATAAAATAAAACTCATCGTCTGGACTAATGCTCTTTGCTTCCTCTAGATTACGAGATACCCACTTCTTTGCCTTGTGGATTTGAAACTTGATAGCATTATGAAGCTCCTCTTCTGCTTCTTCCAGGGTCTCGCACTTGCTACCCTCAAAATCATCACCAATATAGCCATGGTGCCATGCCATGTAGTATGGCTTTTCTCCATAGGAATAATACTTCTGGATATACCAATGGCAGTCACGATCCTTGTGATGGTCTACCCCCACAAAACGCATCCAAATGTTAGATAGTCTGACTATCTCTTGTTGAATTTCGTTCACTGCTTTATCCAATTTCTCTCATCAAAAATGTTTACAGGTCTTGGCTTTGGTGGTCCTGGACGGTACTTTACATAAATATCAAACCCAGTACCATAGTATCCATTACCATCATCACCCTTGATATCAGCTATTGATGTTGAAATACCGCCAGAATATACGAATATCTGGTATGTGTGAGCGTCTTCATCCCAAGTACCTGCTTCACCGCTAGTATCCTTAATCTCTACATTTGTAATAACATTGTCAAACTTGCTAATGTTATCCAGATAGTAGTCACCAGCACCACAGCTACATCCACCATCATTAGGAATAATCTGTAGGATAGTTCCATCGTCCAGGGTAAGGTCAGAACCCTCAGCCTTTATAACTTTTCTACCAATAAAAAGATTTCTAATCTCATCTTCTTGGTAGTATCCAATCATCTCAGTCATTTTTGCCTTTTGCTAAGTATATAAATATTTACTGCAAGTAATACTATCAGACTACTCTGCATGATGTCAAGAATATTTTGTAGACTCATTTCTGCTCTCCGTCTAGCTCATCTAGCAGGTGTAGGTGAATACCAGTTCCAGCTCTACCAATAGGAGCTTCTTCATACATGACCTCATATCCTGCATTTACCAGCATTCTGATAGCATCAGCTACTGCCTTGTCTTTGTCACTCACTTCTGCCTTCCCCTTACTGTAATAAATGGAACTCCCAAACCAAGTTCGCTTACGTTTTCTACTTTAGTTATGTCGCTGATTAGTGCATCAAGTGCAGCGGTAACGACTTTAGCATCCCTCTCATCGTGAAGAACAACTCCACCAAATCTTTTATTGATTAGCTTAACAAACTCAACCTGCATAACTTGTTGTGCCCAATCATAAAGACGCTCCGCATTGTTTGTTTGACTCACTTCTGCTCTCCTGCCAAATTCTGGATTAGCAACTCGCCAAAACTAGGATTAGTCACTTCTGCTCTCCTTTTTGTGTGTTCGTGCGAAAATCTAGGATTTCAGTATCCACAAATCTAGGATTTGAGCTGTTTTCGTGCGTTCGTGCGAGTTTCACTTCTGCTCTCCCTTGATTAGCTCTTCAAGATCACGCATTACACGCAAATAAGTTTCAGGCATTAGTCCGTAGTCAACTACGCAGTTGATAATTTCTTTACGCAAACCGAGAATGCGTTCACGCTCATAGTCTGCTCCCTGTGCCCAAGTCTCAGACTGTAGTTTATACAGTTGCTGAGGAGTAAGGCTCTTTGGGTCTAGGAAGTCATCAAGGTCTAGCAATCTACCCACCGTTGTACCCCAATGCTTGTAATGCCTTAATCACGCATACCTCTGCTCCGTCACCATATCGATGTGTGAATGGAATACCCTCCGCATCCCAGTCAGAAAATGATCTTGGCTTGTCGCCATCAACAACTAGATAAACGTTAAGGTCGTCTGGCTTTGTTCCGCCCATGGCTCTACCAATGTGAATTTGATTTAATAGTGTATCGTTTACCTTAATTTCTACGTGCAGTGGCATTATCGTCCTTAGCTTCTTTTTCTTGTTGGGCTTTCTTCTCAAGGTATTCCTTGGCTAATTGCTTTAGCTCTTCCTCTGTCCGTGCCGTGGCCAAACCAACACTATACTCATGCTGACTCATATGTAACCCAATCTCCCTTATAGGTGTAGTTAAGGCCATGCTCTGGAGTGTATACACAGATCTCATCTGGCTCTAAGTATTTGGTTTGTTTGTCTGATGTGATAAGAAACATACGAGTACCCTGGGGTATTGCAGTCTCCGCATCCATATTAATCATTAGATTAATAAAAGTATCACGCTTAGCCATTACGAACTGTGACATGTACAGGTGCACCTTATCTCTTGTGATGTTACAATTATACACTTACCGTGCTGATTTGTAAAGCACCAACCGAATCTTCCATCGCCCTTTGCCATAGAAACAGTATAGTGGTATACTCTATAAATGTCTAGCAAATTTAAATATCCTATTGACCCAACCAAGGTCTATACGCTACAATATGAAGACTTCTCAATAGAAGTAAGTGGAGAAGAGATATTAGGGGCCTTTAGACGAGGTGCCTATTTGGAAAAGATTTTAACAGAGAGCGAGACATGGACACAAACTTTCAGTCAGAGTCAAAGCGGTCAGGAGACCTCTTCGAAGACTTAGTCGAAAGCGATCTAAGCCGCATCGGAATAAAAGAACCAGAAAGAAACATTGTCTTATCAGATGTTGGCGTTGAGGTTGATTTTGCTTATCTTGATAGTGTTGGTAGGCAATTTTATATTGAGGCAAAAGGTGGAGAGCCTGGCAAGCATAAAAGGCCAGGGGCCAAGCGTACTGATAATGTAAAAAAGGCAATCGCAAATGGTGCACTTATAAAGGCAGCTTACCCAGATGCTCAGTTTCTGGTATACTTTTCAGAGTTGCCGAAGTTTGGAAGTTCTTCTCATAAAATGATTAGGAATGCTGTCCTTGCTGGGTACATTGACGGAGTTAGGTACTTGATTAAATATGAATAAGATTAATACTGATGTTAATAATGCTAAGTGGCATACCCTTTGGAAAAAGCGTATGGCAGAAAATAAACCACGTGAGGGTGACTATAATTTTGTGATTTGGAAAAATAGTGGAGAGACCATTGTTGAGCCATGGGATAGATCCGTCCCGCCATCAATTTATACAAAGGGCGAATGGGTTATTTTAGCCAATGACTATAGAGAGGAAAACTAATGCCAGCACCAAAGACAAAGGGAAATAGAAACTCAGACAGACAAAATGGAAAGGCTTTTAAGAAGCATCCACTAGTTTTTGATCCAGTCAAGCGTAGGCTAGTTAAGGCCTAATAAAACCGTTTACGGAAGACCATATTGAGTTGCATGATTTGCATATAAACTCTATATCAGAGGGGATGCATCCGCCAAGGGTCCATCCCTTTTCTTCTTTAATTTCTATAAGGGCTGGGTATGGGTAGCCATACACTACCCTTGACATTTTTGCCTGGCAATCCAAACATTTTTTTTCATATTCCACACCTAATTATAGCAATAACTATATGAACGTATTGTATAATTGAATTATGACACAAAAAGAAGTTATTGAGTTTAGCAATAGCGGATCTAAGGCATCTTTGGCAATGGAACCAGTTGTTGAGGAATTTTTAAAAGAAAACCCAAGCGTTTCTTATACTAGAATAAATTATGATGAGGACCCAGACCTAATTAAGTTAATTATATCCTCCCAAGCCCCAACAATCTCACCATTTTTTGTAAGCTTTGCTGATGGAAAAGCTGTTGGATCTGCAGCTGGAATTGTTTCAAAAGAAGATCTTGCAAAAATTATAGAATAGCAAAAACTATTCTGATTCTGGATAAGTATCCTGACAAAGATGACAGAAATGGGTGTATTCTTTAATGTTTGGCCCACCCAGAACAACTCTATCCATTTGTGCATCTTCAATCAGTTCAGGAGTAGGTTGACCATAAATAATTGGCACCATCTGTGCTTGACTACAATTTGGACATATCATTAATTTATTATATCACGTATATAATGGAATATGTTGCCGATTTGTTATAAATGTGAGTGCGGACAAAAGATTTACGGCAACAATATCTCCGCCTTAATTCCCTATCTTGAGGAACACAAAAAGATTTGTCCTGGACCAGTTGTCTTTTAGCCCCTAATATGGTAAAATAATATTGTGGTTCGGCTAGCTGGTGGACTGGGAAGGTTTGGGGCTAGCCGAATTACGTTTATAATTTTGTTATAAAAATACTTGCGATATACACAAACCCAAGAGTATAATAGAAGTCTAATTTAAAAGGAGATCCCCATGACAACGGTTTACACTAAACCACAATGTGTCCAGTGCGACATGACCAAAAAAATGCTAGACAAACTTGGCATTGAATATCAAACCGTTGACATTACGAAAGACAATGATGCCCTTGAAAAGGTTTTGGAGCTAGGCTTTAAGTCTGCTCCAGTTGTCATAACGGATACAGATTCTTGGGCTGGATTCAATCCAGATAAAATTAATAGTCTAGCAGCATAGACAGAAAAGAGAGACATGATCAAACCAGTAGACGACAAAGTCGTTGTAAAGGTAATTAAGGAATCCGAAAAAGCAACAACCTCTGGGTTTATTCTTAGCTTTTCAGAAGAGAAACCAAATGAAGCAATCGTAATAGCAGTTGGTCCTGGACTTATGCTTGATAACGGTGTGCTTATGAAACCAGATCTTTCGGTAGGAGATAAGGTTGTGTTTGCTAAGTACCAGGGAACAGAGGTACAGCATAACGGAGAAGACTATTTAATTCTAGCATACCGTGACATTGTTGCGGTGATTGGATAATTATGACAACAATTATTAAGACATTTCCAGAGCCAGTAAACGTATTGGATGAGGGTTACGTTCGTCTTGTAGATACCTTGGGAGATGACCTTAGCATTGTTAATGCTGCTAGGGTCTCCTATGACAAGGAGTCTAACGAGTTTACTGACAAGGATAGTAAACTAATTAACTTCCTATTGCGTGAGAAGCACACTAGTCCTTTTAGGCATGCTGCACTTACTTTTGAAGTGTATGCCCCACTTTTTGTGGCACGACAGTGGTGGAAGTATGCAGTAGCATCTACCCATGTTGACGAGCAAAATGGCTGGAATGAATCGTCTAGACGTTATATCACTGAAGACGAGAAGTTCTATGTTCCACTACCTAATGAGTGGCGTTCTAAGCCTACAAATAGTAAGCAGGGTTCTGGAGAGCCAGTAGATGAAAAGATCGGTGAGAAGCACTTTAGCAGGCTCTGTGAGGCTGTTGTACTAGGTATAGACAACTATCACCAGGCACTTGAGGATGGTATTGCCCCAGAGATTGCTAGGCTATTCCTGCCTGCCTATGGTATGTACGTACGTTGGCGTTGGACCGTGTCCTTGCAGGGTGTTCTTACATTCTTGGACCAGAGACTGGAGCATGACGCACAGCATGAAATCCAGAAGTACGCTGAGGCTGTTCTTAGTTTAACTAAGGAAGCATTCCCAGAAACGATTGCTGCTCTTTACGAGTAGCAGTCTGGGGAGTTAGCTCAGCAGGTCAGAGCAGCGGACTCATAATCCGTCGGTCATGGGTTCAAGTCCCATACTCCCCACGTCCCCATATCCCAACGGCAGAGGAAGTTGACTTAAAATCAATTTAGTGTCAGTTCGAATCTGACTGGGGATACCGATAGTGTATAATTAATATATGATTACGAAAGAGCATATAGAGTCATTGGGCTGGGAGGTTGAAGAGATCGACGAACAGCTTTGGATGATTAAGAATTTTATTTCAGAAGAGCACGTTTCCAGAATCATGGAGTTGATTGAGTCTGCTACAGAGGAGGACTGGAAAAAGCATTATATGAACGGAATCAAGCAGTTTGCTCTTCAAAAGTTTAAGTCAGATGACATAGAGACTTTGCTAGCCCAGGGTAAAATAGAGATCACTTGGAAATGGCTAGACAAAAATCTTTTCCTGGACATACCAGAAGTAAGAGATGCTTTTAATAGACCAGTAGCCGATATAGTTGCTGCTGACCCAAGACTAGTGTTTAATGGTGTTGGAACAATTCAGAGGCAGTATGAAGGTGCTGAACTAGTCATACACGTTGACAATCACACTGATCCATCCCTTGAATGGGCAGTTATTATTTATCTTAATGATGACTATACTGATGGAGAACTAATATTTCCAGATAGGGGAATAGAAATAAAGCCACCAGCAAGATCAATGGTTATGTTTCCAACCCACGAAGGCTATCGTCATGGAGTTAAGCCTCCTGGTGCAGGACCTAAAAGATACGTACTACCATCTTTTGTTGGAGTAAAAAACTTTTATAACGAGCACACTTTTTAACAAAACTTGTTCTAGATTTATCACAAACATCTGATAAAATTATTACATATGGTAAAAACGGCTAAGCACCGTAAAGCTGTAGCTTCGGTGTTAGAGGAATTACACCTCTATAAAGAGAAAAAAGGCTGTGCTGATTGTAGAAATCACTTCCCACATTACGTTCTTGAGTTTGATCACATGCCAGGGTTTCAAAAAATTGACGTTGTGTATCGTGTGCTAAGAAATTATGGCGAAGACATGGCATGGAAAGAAGTTGCCAAGTGCGAAGTTGTTTGCTCTAACTGCCATAAAATTAGAACCTACCAGAGGGAACAAGAACATGAGTCTTGAAGATCAAATTAAAGAAGTTTTGTTTAGTATTGGTAAAGAAATAAAGATACTAAAGATTGACAATGACAACACAATTATCTCTATTGATTACGATAAATACGTCTCTGAGCTTAAATCAATTTTAGAGGGGTATATCAGTACCCCGTAAAGGTTTACTTGGCTCTCAGAGTCTTTAGCTTGTGTGCTACGATAACGTCTGTGGGCTCTCCGTCACGATATAGACGGATTACTGCAGCTGGATCTTCTGGAGTTCCAGTCACTGTTACCTCTGTTCCAGGGACATTGTAGCGACCATCACGAATAATCCTAGTAATCTTTCCTTCTGCACGACCACCAGAAGAGTTCCAAGATACCATAGAGCCAACACCGATAGACTTAAACAAATCTACCATGCCAGTAGATCGTGTCCAGTCCTTGCCAAAGTCAGCAAATAAAGCCTTGTCTTTCATTCTGTTTACGATAGCACGGGACCAGGCAAATCCTGCATTGCCACCCCATGCATCCCACATGATGCGACCATTAGATGGATTGCTTGTATTGTTGAAGTCCTTACCACCCTTGCTTGCCTGTTCATGGCGAGAGAAGAATGAAAACATACGTCTAACAGTGCTAAGAGACATTGCTCTACCAGCTACAATATCGCTAGCACGGCCCCAGCCTACAGGAGTTCCTGCACCAGTCGCCTTACCCTCTTCTTTCCACTTCAATGCACGACGTGCAGCTGCCTTCATACCAGCATTAGGAGTGAAAGTCTCTGCCTTAGCCATCATTTCCATTTCGTCTTCGTCTTCTTCATATTCCTCTGTAGAAATGTTTGGCATATTAATTCTGCTAACATTTGACATTAGTGCACCAATAGAATAAGGTGTGTAATAGTATACTCCATCTTCTTCTTCTAGCATTCTAACAGCTACCGCTGGATTTTCTGGCGTAGAATTTACAGAATAAGGATTTCCTGGTTCTCCGTATCTACCACCCTCACGCATAACATGCTCTACCTGACCAACTACTGGCCCTTCAGATGTCATTGCTATTACGAAGTCGCCCTCAGTAATCTCAGCATCTGCTTTAGATACTGGAACACAGTTTGGCACCATTCTTCCACCCTTATCTGGCTTCATGCCACGCTGAGTATAGCCTTCCCAACATGGGTCTGCCTTTGATACTGGCCAGGGATCTGGATTTTTAATGCCCATTCCTCCATCATTGGTAATCATTTCCTTTTCGTCAACGTTACCTTCAGACTGGTTAATGGCATAGATTTGATTAGCAGCTTCTTCAGCTGTGCTGTGGCAACCCATTACAGTTCCATCGTCTTTAACGGCGGGGTAACCCTCACAACCGTAAGACCCTTTTTCTCCAACATGATATGGCATAGGTATATTATAGCACGAACTGATATACTTATGTTATGTATCAAATTACTAGGCCATACAATAACGATATTATAGTTATTCCAAATTTTATAGATGACATATCTATTGCTGACATAGTTTCTATGGCAAATGGCTTGTCTGAGGAGGACTGGTCGGCTCTTAACGAATACAGCAATGAAAATTTTAAAAACAAAAACTATTCTTTGGGTAGTTATAGTGACAACTTTAGAAATCTGGCTTCTGAACAAGCCCTCGAAATTATAGCAAGCGTTTGGGAAATAAAGAAGGAAGACATTTTTCTAACTGGATTCAATACTATGAGCAGATCCAAAGATCTTGGCATGGCAGTCCACTCAGATGGTGGTGATGGACTAAGTCAGAAGACCCTATATGGGCTGGTGCTTTATTTAAACACTTGTGATATTGATTTTGTAGGTGGAGAGCTTTACTACCCAAACCTAGGAATCGAATACAAACCAAAGGCTGGAGATCTTGTAATTCATCCTGGATCAGATGAATATAGCCACGGTGTGCGTGACGTTACTTTTGGTGTAAGGTATATCATAACATCTTTTGTCAAAACAATCAAAGAGTATTAGAAATCCCCACACAGATACCTTGGCATACGCCCAGCTAAAAAGGTAACTAGCCATCCTAAGGTGAACGAGCCTTGTCCTGTGTGGGGACTTTTTAATTATACACTATTCTATAGTGATCTTCTTTGGCTTCTGCTCTTCTGGAATGTTTCTCTTTAGAGAAATCCAGAGCATGCCGTCTTCTAGATTGGCACCATCTACCTCAAAGTATTCTGGAAGAGTAAATAGCCTTTTAAACTTTCTTCCAGCGATACCCTTGTGGACATAGGTTCCTTCTGAATCGTCCATTTCTGCCATGGTTCCATCAATGACAAGAGTTCCCTTTTCGACACTAATGTCAATGTCTGGCTTCTTGAATCCAGCTACCGCAAATTGCAAAGCATACTCATTATCATTAAACCTAATAATGTTGTATGGTGGATAGCTAGGCTTTGTTGCTGTGGTTGTGTTTGCAAACATTTTATCCAATGCTGCAAACGGATCTGTCAAGTAATACTTCGACATGTTTTCCTCCTTATGTTAAGCGAGTTGTTGCCCCCAAATGGCAGGCATATATATTATAGCAAAAGAAAAAGCGGACTGCAATGCAATCCGCTTATCTTTATTCTTTTAACTACTGAGCCTGTTTTGGCGAAGCGTCTCCGCCACCGCCTGGCTTCTTAGTTGCAGGCTTCTTAGCTGCTGGCTTCTTTACTGTAGTAGAAGCTGTCTTGCCAGATCCAGCAGATGTCTTCTTAACTGGCTGAGCTGCAACGGTTGCAGCCTCAAGCTTTTCAGTTACTCCCTTTGCCAGAGTCTCAGCAACAAGACCAAACGCTGGGTCCTTCTTGTTGAGATAACGGATTAGGGTTGGCACTGCTGCTGCCCACAAACCATTAGCTACGGTTAGCCACTCTCCTAGGCCAAAGTCTAGAGGCGAAGCTACACCAGCATTTGCCATGGTAGTAGTTACAAGTGCTAGGACTACACCAAGAAGGTTTCTTAGGTAAGAGTCCAATGCTGCCTTGATTTGTTCATTCATTATTTCTCCTTATCGGTTACCACAAAGTTTCAGAAGCAATCATCTGATAGTGAACTTCACATAAAGGAATTTCTCTTCCTTCTAGTGTTGTGTATGTTGCAGATGACTTATTGTCACAGGATGACGCTGCACAGCAGCAGCAACCTATGGCCTCTTCTAAGTCTCGTAATGGTAACATTTTTCTCCCATACTAGTTTACCACATCTTGGTTTTCTGATGGAAGAAAGCTTATTAGTTTTACGTATGATTCGTTGATCATTTCTTCATCCCTAAGATCCATTGCCACTTTTAGTGACTCAATAGATGCCTGAACATCTGAGATGTATTCAAAGGCCATATCCCTGGACTCAGAAAGAAACTTAATGAATCCATCATTTAGGTCAGAACTATTTTCAGTAATAAAGTTTGCCTTAGACAGCTCATCCAATAGTGCATTTTTATCAATAACTAACTGTGTAACTACTGCAAGCGATCTTTTATACTTTAGACTAACAGCTGCAGCAGCAGCGGTAGATACCATTAGCATCACACCAAGAATAGACACAATAATTAGATCTAATATGCTCATACCTCTTTACCGCCCTCACGAACAATCAGAACTATGGCACCATTGTCTTCTAAGGCTTTCTTAACACGAATCATATACTCTATGGCACCACGCTTGTCCTCATCGGTAAGCCTCATAAAAACTTCTTCTTTTGCTTTAATGGTGATAAAGTTATCATTATCTATTAACTGCACCCCAAAATTTTTAGGAGGAGTTATAGAATGAAAAGCCCTCTTCATTGCATCTGTATACATTACTTATTGTCCATCGTTAAATATTTCCATGTTTCTGCCCACTTGGCCTTTGTTCTATGCCTGTTAAATTCTCTAGAGATTTTTCCACCTTCTAGATAGACACCACCCCAGACTCCCCATTCTTTTTGAGAAACTCCTACAGCAAAACACTGCCTAGCTACTGGGCATCCAGAGCATAGACTATCTATGGCTGGTCTTAGGTTAACATCTTCTTCGTATTTGTCAAAGAATAGGTTCCAGTCATAGTCTTTACATCTGGCCTGGTCTTTCCATTTATGAGATTGCATTTAGCTACCTCACAAATTTGTTTGGAATCTCCCAACCATGAGTGGATAGAGCAAATTTCTTTTGTGTATACCACTTATTGTTGATACGTACGCCCTCTACCTTAAAGCGGGCACCTGGATCGAATGTGTTTTCTACAACATCCCACCCAATCCATGCAAGAGTCTTGTTAGATGCAACAATCTCTTCCATCTTTTCAAGTGAATTAATTAACATAATCACCTTTCATCATTTAACGGTTCGATATCTCATAACTTGAACATCGACTTCTTTTTTATCTAAAGTGTCAGCTAGCCTAGACAGAGACTGCTTTTCATTGCAAAAATATACAAACATGTCTAAGTTTTCGCTATTTTCTTTTGCCCAAGATTCTGGAACCCTTACGACCTTAGCCGTAATTCCACGTGCCTTAAAGTTAGACACATTGACAAACTCCATTCCCATTTCACTTACTCGCTTAGGACCAACAGAGAAAATTGTAAACGTGTTGTCTTCTGGACCTAAAGCATCCATTCTTTTAAGAGCTAGGCCCATGCCAGAAAGGAATACGCTATAGTCATTAAACTCAGCTGATCCCTGGATTCCCAAAATCATTTCTCATACCTTCCGTAAGCTTTTGCACAATGAAAATCATCTTGTCTAATTCTACCTTATCCATGGTCATTGTGTCAACTACTTTTATTGTAGATGTGTCAATTTCTCCATTTGAAAGATTGGCCTCATAGAAGGCATTGTCCTTAATCCAATAGGCCTTATCTTCTGTAAAGATAGTTCTTTGTCTATTTTTTTCTTCATTAAGATATGACTGCGTGGGCTTGAGTGATATTTGCAGTGGCATATATGGAAGAGCAGGAGCAATAAGAGAAAATATATGGCTTTGCCTATATATAACCCTAACAGTTTTATTTTTGTTTAGAAGTTTATCTGTTAGTATAAATCTTTTTATAAAAAATATAGCTGCAAAAGCTAGAACAAATCCAAATAAAGTTTCCATAACACTCCTTAATCAATTATACTATTGAATTCTAAGTGCGTCTAGGATTATCTTTAGTGCCTGTCTGTGTTCTATAGATAAAGATGCAACAACAGACTCATCCAATGCCATTGGATTAATCCTGATTACAGGATTTTCTTCAAACACATTCATATCTAGATATCCTTTTTGCCAGAAAAACATAATGTTTCTGTGAAACTCTTCCTCAAATTGTTTTTCTAAGTTGGGCATATCTCTTTTGGCAGCATCTGTAAAAGAGTAAACCATCTCTCCAGTAACAGCATCGATTCCAGCAGGCTCAACATATCCCTGCAAGATCAGCTTTTCTAGCATTTCGTCTTCCATATTACTTCTGTCTTTTAGCTAGCAATGCGTCAAAGTCCTTTACCTTGGTATCTCCAAGGTATCCCCACGCATAACCCTTCTCAATCATCTCATGATTGATTGAGTTGCCATCGCCATCAAGGTAGAGCCAGCCAAGAATACGACCGTACTTCTCAGAACTATCAAGCTTCTCAGTCTTAATAACAACATTCTTTGCTGCCTTAATCCTGGTTTCAAGGTACTTCTTTGACTCTAGACCAAGTGCCTTTTCCTTCTTGTCAGCAGTGCGTGACTCTGGGGTATCAATACCAGCTAGCCTCACTCTAGAAGCAAACATAATGTCAAATCCTAGATCAATAATAACGTCAATGGTATCTCCATCAACAACCTTTACAACTTCTTTTACAAAATACTCATACATTAGTTTTCTCCTATAAGCCTATTTTCAATTAGGCGTTCACGCTCATCAATTATTTGATAAGCAAACTTTTCTAGATTAGCGTAGCCAATGGCATTGTCTACAATCTTGTTATAGTGGTGAGAGCAGAACAATAGTTCTCCATTTACGCCAACTGCCCTGACAAATGCTTGGGCAGAGCAGTCTGCATCACATCTATCAGTATTGTCAAGGGTCCACTCAAGCTGGTCAGTTACAAGTTGCATTACTTTCCTTTGTCTGTGCTGTAAAATCCGCCACCATTAAAGGTAACTCCTACAGAAGAGTATACCCTAGATAGTGGTATTTTGCAAGCAAGACATCCTGGAACTATTTCTTTGTCAGTTATAGATCTGGTTACCGTTATAACCTGATTACAATCACTGCACTTATATTCATACATTGCCATTATGGTAGCTTTATAACCTGTCCTACTGAGATTGAGTTTGCATTCTTAATACCATTCAGCTTTGCAAGAACTGATACAGTTGTCTTATACCTAGTAGCAATCTTGCCAAGGGTGTCTCCTGAAACTACCTTATAGGACTTTGGCTTAGCAATAGGTTTTTTGACAGGTGGCTTTGTAACAGCTGGCTTAGTTGCAGGTTTTGGTGTAGGCTTAGGTGCTGTTGGCTTTGCTGTGGCTTCTACGGGCTTTGCAGCAGCTCCTGGAGTATTTGGAGAGCTTGCCTTGTTTGCCTTAGTAGATGCAACATCAGCATACTTATCTGCTCCATCAAGAGCAATCAGGGCCTTCATAAATTCAATAGGCTCTACGAATCCCTTACCATCGTCAGACCATCCGTGGCTCTTGCCTCTCCAGATTTCCCAGTGAAGATGAACGCCAGTAGACATACCAGAGGTCCCCATTGTTCCAAGAAGATCTCCAGCCTTAACCTTGTCACCCTGCTTTACTTTCATTGACCCCTTTACAAGGTGAGCATACAAGGAGCTATAAAACTTACCATTAATGTTGTGGGTAATCTTTACGTAATATCCAAAACCACTAGGCTCTCCGTTATCCTTTTTGGTCTTAGATGGGCCAGCATAGGTAACGGTTCCAGCATATGGAGCATAGATACCACGATCCTTACCAGCACTATAAATAATGTCAGTGCCGTTGTGGTGCTTGCGTGTCTTTTTTACTGGGTGAATTCTCCAACCCATATAGCTGGTTACTTTCCAGTGCTTGCCCAGCTGGCCTTTTAGTGGCATCATTGCGGTAGTCATAAGTTCTCCTTAAAAGTTATATTTAATTATAACATTACTTAGAGCCTCAAGCAGGACTTGAACCCGCCACCTACGCATTACAAGTGCGTTGCTCTACCAGATGAGCTATTGAGGCAATATTTAATTATACTATACTACGAAGATACTCAAAGCAGTATAGTGACATTACAGCATCATATTCTGCATCGTGCTGACGATTCTTAAAGCCATCAAACATGCCCTCCATCTTTTCAAAGGCATAGTCTTTGGCCTTTCCCTTAATGCGTTCAAACTGACTGTTGGTATCTGACAATGCAAATATAACAGAGTTTAGATCTACACACCTTCTAGAGAATTTTCCAAAAGTGATAGGTAGCTGTTGTTTAATAAAAGGTCTGTCAAATGATCCAACATTAAAACCAACCATCACATAGTCCCTACGATAGTTTGTTTTATTTGCCCAGTCAGCCAGCATCTGGTCAACCATGGCTGGATCTTCACCCATCTTTTCAATGTACTCCCTTGAAAACTGGTGAACACTTTCAGCTTGCTCAGACCATTCCATAACGCCAGGATTCAGCATTACCCCAATAGAGGCAACTCTTTCGTCCACATATTTAGCCATACCAATTTGTATGAGCTTGTGACCAGAGTCAATGTCAGTTCCAGACATCTCTCCATCTATTCCAATATAGTTAATCATATCAATCTTTCTTTATACCCGTAGTCCCAACGGGATTCGAACCCGTGCTACCGCCGTGAAAGGGCGGTGTCCTAGGCCTCTAGACGATGGGACCTGGGTGCCATCCACGCAAGAGCTGATGGCTGTGTAATCTAGTTCTCGCCTAGACATAGTAGCTGTTGCCTGAACTGCTCACCACTACCGCTGGAACAACGTAGTTTCAATTACACGATCTTTGCACTTATGTTCAGATAACATACAAAGAGCGACTCCGATGGGACTTGAACCCACGACCCCCACCGTGACAGGGTGGTGCTCTAACCTACTGAGCTACGGAGCCTTGTGCTACTTACGCAGCATTCCAGACAAAATACTTTCTGTACTTGCTTAGAGGAATTACTTTTGGATCTACCCACCAGTCCTCATGAACAAGTCTTCCAACAAGAACGTATCCAAAAGAACTAAGAATCTCTCTCTGAGCATCCCTAATTTTTGCATTTCGGTAATCCATATTTTGATCATGCTCAAAAGTTATGGTACTAAACCTATAAGTGTTTAGTGGGATAGCTAATAGTCCTTGCAAAGACTCATAGCCATCTGTTGCTGGTGAGCCATCCTCTTTATACCCACCATCAATATCTACTTGCAAAAAGTCAATCTGCTTTGGAAAGTTGTTTTCTTCAAAATAAGAAATATAGTTAAACTCTCTAGCATCACCCAGGATACATGGGTTTTTTCTGTTAGAGACAAACTCTTCATGAAGATGAGGAACAATTTCAAAACTAACCCCACTCCAATTTAGCTCTGACTCTAGCAGGTTCGTGTTGCTTCCCTGTGTTGAGTGAAATGCTCCAAGCTCAACATAATGTCCATTTTTCTTATTGTCTAAAATAGACATAATAAATTCTTGTGGATGTGAAATATCTATAAGAGTATCTCTCATTTGAAACCTTTCTTTTATTTAGTACCGCTCCCCTCCGTGGATTCGAACCACGAACCGACGAGTTAACAGCTCGTTGCTCTGCCATTGAGCTAGAGAGGAAAGTGTCCCTTGACGCACTGGGACTAAGCGTGAGGTCTTACTGCAGAAAACCTCAGAGGGGTTTGATCGACACTTACGTGTTACAGGGACCTGATCTCCGCCAATGTTATCTAGTTTACCACATTCAGGCGTAGTTTTTGTTTTGTGTTTGGTGTGTGCACGAAGGTTCCCCAAGCTGCTGCAGTCATTGCCGTTAGTGTTGATGAGGTTGCCCAGTTAACTAAACCAATACTAGTACTAAAGTTTTCTCCATTAGCAGAAACTAAAAAGTCTAGTCCTGGATGATTAGCTCCATCCCTAATGCCAGAATCAATTCCAATAGCAATTACATTTGGAATGCAGGCTGGGTACCCCAAAAGATTTGGGTTAGAGCCATTGCCAGCTGAGGCCAAGATTTGTGTACCTGCATTTGAAATAGAGTCAACTACTGCTACGACGTCGGAGTGTCTAACTCCACCAGTCGCAGTGCATCGTGAACCATTGCCTGCATTTAGTGATGTAGAGACAGCATCAATCCCCAAAGCAGCTCTATTGCGTTCTACCCAACGAAGAGCGTCTAGCAAACCTTGGCTAGTTACCTCTCCAACCTTAGTGCTTCCAGCACGAATAAGGATTAGGCGAGCTGTCGGATTTGATTTGCGAACAATTTCTGCCATCACGATGCCGTGATTATAATGTCCAGCCTGAATCCTATTTCCAGGTCTTGGTGTTGAGTTGTTCGTGCATGCAGTTACGCAAACGTGCGTAACATTTGATCCTACATTTGCACCATCGAATTGAGTGTCAATTATTGCAATAGTGTCTACTTGTGATGCCTGTGCTGGAGCAATTCCAACAAGTGATGCTGCTGCCAAAGCAATGGCAGATGCAACGCTAATCTTTTTCATTTTATTTCTTTCTATTAGTTTAAAAACTTAACTACGTGGCAACATGGGTCTCCGCCATCTTCCCACTCTTTTTCTTCTTCTTCAGTCATGTAGGGGTCTCCGTCATGGGTATGGCAAAATGGTTCAGTGATCCATCCACGGTTAATACCAACGGTTACCCAAGCACGTAATTCATGTTCTTCAATTACGCTTTTATCTGTGTAGTCTTCTTCCATGAGAAAACCCCTTTCGCATTACATATAAAGTATACATAAAACAAAAGGGGTTGTCAAGTATTTTTACTGCTGCTCTTGTCCCTCTTCAACTACAAGCTCGTCCGTAGTTGTCTGTGGATCTGGATCAACTGCTGCCTTGTTCTGACCAATCATCAGACCAGCAAGTGTTCCTGTGATAAATGTTGCAATGCTAGATAGGACGCTAAAGAACATCTTGTCGTTCTCTGCCTGCTCTCCAATAGGCTGTGTTACAAACACCAATGCATAAAGGATTGCAATAGTTGTAGTAAATAGAACTGCAGCTAGGGTTAGTCCTACTGCAAACTTTAGTCTTGCATCTAGTTCTGATGCTGTATATCTCTTAGCCATTATTCCTCAATTCCCGACTCTGTGTCAGTCTCTTCTTCCGAAACTTCTTCTACTATTGTATCAGATTCTGTGGCCAATGGGTCATATCCCAAAAGATCTTTTGTGCATGTTCCAGTTGATTCACAAATTGGTGGCTGGCACTCAGCGGTTTCCCAGTTGGCTGGGTCTTGACAGGCATAGCGGAAGTGGCCTTGATATCCACAACCAGACAATGTGATAGCCAAAAGGCTAGCACTTACTAGGGCAATAAGTTTCCTACTCATAGTTATATTATACTGTCCTATTCGTCATCTTTTTCATAACGGATTGGGAAGGTAATTACCCATACCCCAAGCGTAATCCAGATAAGCATTCCAACTACATCCTTGGCAGAACCTTCTAAAACTACCCAGGCAACAAACATACCTAGTAGTGTCCAAGCCTGTTCAATGATGTCTTTGACTAATGCCTTTATGAATTTGATCATTATGGTCTCCTTGCTGCAGCTGCTGCTGCACTTGTGGCTGCTGCTGTTGCAGTCATGGCAACCTGAGTTACGATAACTGCAGCAATAACAACCTTTTCTGATTGCTCACGGACCTGTGGAGACATGTCTGCTCCAGCATTTCCAAGTGCGTTAAATATTTCTACCGCTGCACCTGCCACATCACCAATAAGTGGGATGGCAGCAAGCTCCTCGTCTAGAATAATGTCATCTGCCTGAGCTACAAGTAGCAATGCATCTAGAGCTGCTTCATACTCAGGAGATCCTTGCTCTGCATCAGCAAATACTTCTAAGGCTGCAGCAACAATCAACGTTTGCTGTTCTTCAGTCAGTAGCTGTGGCTGAATTTCTGCAAGCTCTTCTACAAGATCTTCAATATTTTCAGCAGAGATTTCTTCCTTTATCTCAACCTTGTCTTCTGGTACAATAGGTTCAGGTTCAGGAATAGGGGTAGGTGATGGTGAAGGTTCTTCTGTGGGCTCTTCCGTTGGGGTTGGTGTCGGTTCTGGCTCTGGCTCTTCCGTTGGGGTTGGCTCTGGGGTGGGTTCTGGCTCTACAGTCGGTTCTGGTGTGGGTTCTGGGGTCGGCTCTGGCTCTGGCGTTGGTTCTGGAGTGGGCTCAGGAGTCGGATCGGGATCTGGGGTAGGCTCAGGTGAAGGTTCTGTTGAGGGTTCTGGGGAAGGTTCTGGACTTGGTTCTACTACTGGGGGCTGTGTGGGTTGCGGGTCTGGCTGTACAACAGGTTCTGGGTTAGGCTGAACTGGCTGAAGGCTAGGTGGCACTGCTGGCTGTGGGTTTGGCAACAATGGTGGCAAACCTGGAGAACTAGAAACTGCAGACTCACTAGATGTTGTTGGAGACTGAGTCTCTGGACTTGAAGTTGGTTCTGCAGATACTGTTGGAGACTCTGTAATTTCTGGAGACACACTCGGACTTTGGCTAACTTCTACCATTGTGGTAATTGGTGTGCTCATTCTCAAAACCTTTACAACACCACCACAAGGATCTCCAAACATTCCGTTATCGGCATAAAAAGATGCACTTGAGTTACCAACAAGAACTTGATTAACTACATCGGATACAGTGGCTCCACAAGACACATCTGTTGGTGATCCATACCACGCTGTGGCATTTGCAAAGACATAGCCTGCTGGGGCACTAACAGAAACCAAGTCTCCTTCATTAAATGAAATCATCCACCAAGGTGGTGCAGTAGTTTGTAGGGATGCAATATTTGACCTTGAAGAATAAATAGCTTGTGTGTTATTGTCTGCCCGAATTGCAAACTGAAACACCTTTCCAAGTCCACCGTATTGATCAAGAATGCTTAGTGGGATACTTACACTTGTAAGACCGTGACTCCATCCCCATCCAGTCTCATTAAAATTGTCAACACTCCACATAATCGCATAGCTCTCTACCTCTACACCAGAAGAATTAGACTGTGGTGCATTCCAGGATAGGTCAACATTGTTTCCGTTAATTACCGCCGTTAGACCTGTAGGAGCATTTAGATGTGGTGTAAGGTCCTCAACTAGATTAGTAAGTCTAACTACCTCATCAATTGCTGCATCTAATCTTGCTGTAGCTGCAGTTTGTGCTGTGATAGCAGAGTTGAGTGCTGCCTGGGCAGACTGAAGTGCTTGCTGAGCAGCATCTCTGGCCTGAGTCTCTGCTTGTCCATAGGTATAAGTATCTGGAGTTGTAGTCCCCATAGTAGCATTAACCCTAACGTTATCCATTACAGGACCAAATGCACCTGCCCAGTATCCATTGTCAGCCATACGGAATCCAACATCCCAGGTTACTGCATCACGATCAAAGGTGTAGGTTGCACCTCTAGTAAGCCAGCCATGCCATTGGCTGTGCTGTAAGTTAAAGTAGTTTAGCCTGGTACCGTCAGCAGCATAGGTTCGAAATTCAATACGGTAATAGTCGGGGTTGTTGGTTCTATTACCCTCGTTGGTGTCAAAGTTCCAGACATCTACTGCAAACTCAACCTGTCTTGTTGGGCTTGGGAATGTTCCTGTTTGTAGAACAAAAAACCCTGAGTTCCAAGAACCCTTTAGTGTTCCGTTAATAATAATAGGTGATGATCCACCAGTGTAAACAGTGTTGCTAGCCACTACGCCAGACCAGTGAGCTGTGCTATCAAATGTTCCATTTCGTACTACGTTCTGAGTAGTCGTTGTGCTAGTTCCAGGAATGGTAACTCTGGATGCCTCCCAGGCTGCAGATGCAGAGCTAAGGTTTGCCTGAGCCTGATCTCTAACAGTCGTTGCAGCAGAAACACTAGCATTGGCCAACTGCAATGCAGCAGAAGCACTAGACAATTCTTGCTGAGCTACAGCTAGCTGTTGCTGAGCTTCTAATAAATTTGTTTGACTAGCACTAGCTGGGGTAACCCAAAACAATGGCAAGCATGCCATCGCTATAGCTAATACGGATCTTCCTACTTTGCCGTTAATCTTGATCACTCCTGTTGGGGTAGCTGGAATGTATTCTTATACAATTATACTGGTTTATATGAGAAAAGGGGCATGGCCATTAGGCTACACCCCTTATTCTAAACGGTATCTAGAAGTCCCAGTCGTCATCCGTAGTTGATTCATGCTTTGCAATTACATAGCTAGAACCAGAGCCAGAGAAGAAGTCGTGGTTCTCATCTGAGTTTGGAGACAATGCACTAAGGATAGCTGGATTAACATCGCAAACATCCTTAGGGAACAGTGGATCAAAACCAAGATTCATCAATGCCTTGTTTGCATTGTAGTGCAAGAATTTCTTAACGTCTTCTGTCAAACCAATCTCGTCATACAGATCGGCAGTGTACTTAATCTCGTTTTCGTATAGTTCCATAAGTAGGCTGTATGCGAAATCCTTAATATCGTTCTGCTCATTCCAGTCAAGCTCATTGTAAGCAAGCTGAAACTTGTAGCCAATGTAGTAACCATGTACCGCTTCGTCCCTAATAATAAGTCTAATTAGGTCAGCGGTGTTGGTGAGCTTTGCTCTGGAAGACCAGTACATTGGCAAGTAGAAGCCAGAGTAAAACAGGAAGGACTCCAGCAAAGTAGATGCAATCTTACGCTTTAGTGGATTATCCCCTCTGTATCTGTCAAGAATAATCTGTGCTTTCTTTTGAAGGTATGGATTATCCTCAGACCAGCGGAATGCTTCCTCAATTTCCTGTGTAGAAATTAGAGTAGAGAATACGCTAGAGTATGACTTAGCATGCACTGATTCCATAAAGGCAATGTTTGTAATCACTGCCTCTTCGTGTTGTGTCCTGGCATCTGGAAGAATACTCATGGACCCCACAGTACCCTGGATTGTATCTAGCATGGTCAGGCCTGTGAAAGCTCTAACGGTTAGAGTCTTCTCATGATCACGCAATGTAGACCAAGACTGCAAATCATTTGAGATTGGCACCTTTTCAGGCAGCCAGAAGTTAGCAGTTAGTCTATTCCAGACTTCTAGATCAATTGGGTCCTCAACTTTGTTCCAGTTGACTGGCCTTGTTATAGCTGACATGATACACATCCCTCCATCTCTGTTCCTTCTAGTGCGTTCTGTCTAATACGAATATAATAGATAGTCTTGATGCCCTTTTTCCATGCGTAAATCTGTGCACGGTTAACATCACGGGTAGTTGCAGTGTCCTTGAAGAACAGGGTTAGTGATAGACCCTGGTCTACGTGCTGTGTAGCAGCTGCATAGACATCAATGACTTTCTCTGGCCCAATCTCATAGGCATCCTGGAAATACTCACGATTATCGTTAGTCAGATATGGTGCTGGGTAGTAGACTCGTCCGAGCTTTCCCTCCTTGCGAATCTCAATCTGAGACGCAATAGGATGGATTGAGCTAGTGCTATTGTTAATATAGCTGATCGAACCAGTTGGAGGAACAGCCTGTAGATTTTGGTTGTAGATTCCATGCTCCATCACACTCCTTGCCAGTTCTTTCCAGTCTTCCTGGGTTGGGATTGCAATATTAGCTTCAGCAAATAGTCTGCTAACCTTGTCAGTCTTTGGCTTCCACTCCTGAGAGATATACTTAACAAAGAACTGACCAGACGCATACGTAGACTTTTCAAACCCTTCAAACGGGGAAGAGGTTTCGATTGCCAACTTATTGCTTGCCTTGAGGGCATGGTAGAGAACCGTGTAGAAGTAGATGTTTGTGAAGTCAAGCGATTCTTCGTCTCCATAGTGCATTAACCCCTTTCCAAAGTATCCGTGTAGGTTCATCTGACCTAGACCAATAGCACGAGACTTGCGGTTACCCTCAGCCACAGACATTACAGAGTCGATGTAAGATAGCTCAGATACTGCTGTAAGGGATCTGATGGCTACCTCAATAGACTTTCCAAAGTTTGGAGACTGCATGGCATTGGCAATGTTTAAGGATCCTAGATTACAGGAAATATCCTTACCAATATCCTTGTACGACATATCGTTGTTATAGGTAGTAGGCGTGTTTACCTGCAAGATCTCAGAACACAAGTTAGACATATTGATTCGTCCATCAATTGGGTTTGTATTGTTTACAGTGTCTTCGTAGACAATATATGGGTACCCTGACTCAAACTGTAGTTCTGCAATACGTTCAAACAATTCACGAGCCTTGATCTTGGACTTGCGAATCCTATTGTCGTCAACCATTTCCTTATACTTCTCGGTAATAGAAATGTCAGACATGGGAACTCCGTATACCCTTTCAACATCGTATGGTGAGAACAGGTACATGTCCTCGCCGTTCTTAGCAAGCTCCAATGTGATGTCTGGAATTACTACACCAAGGCTAAGAGTCTTGATACGAATCTTCTCGTCGGCGTTCTCACGCTTGGTGTCAAGGAATCGCATGATGTCTGGGTGGTGAGCGTTTAGGTAAACGGCACCTGCACCCTGACGGGCACCT